GCAAATGATAATTTATTAAAAGTAAATGATGAAGTGCAAAAACTTCTTGACCAATGATTTTAGAAGATAAAGCCACAGTACCATATTTAAAAGCATTTAAAGAAGGTAGAATTAAAAAAGGTATTGGTATTGGTTGTTTATTAGATAATTACTTTCTTTATAAGAATGGTAACTTTAATATGTTTTTAGGTTTAGATAATGTTGGTAAAACTAATTTTATATTATGGTACTTAACTGCACTAAGTAAAATACACGGCAAGAAGTGGTGTATTTGGAGCGGTGAAAACAATGCTGGCCAGCTTAAAAGAGATATAATACAAATGTGGACTGGTGAAAAAATAAAAGATTTAAATGAATATTTATTTTACCACGATGAAATAAGTAAGTATTTTAAATTTATTGATAATAGAAAACTTTACAACCATAAAGAACTACTAAAGATATTTGATAAAGAAGATTGTGATGGATGTTTTATTGATCCTTATACTGGTATAAACCACGATAGAAGAATATCACAGTTTGAAAGAAATTATCAAGTTTGTAATGATGTAAGAGAGTTCTGCAACAAAACAGGTAAAACAATGTTTATTGCAATGCATCCACAAACAGAAGCTGCACGTAGAGTTTATCCTCCTGATCATCAGTTGAACGGCCATATACAACCACCAAGAAAAGCAGATTGTGAAGGTGGACAAGTGTTTCCAAATAGAGTAGATAATTTTATTTGTTTACATAGATTAATTTCACACGACAAACTTTGGATGATGACAGAAGTCCACGTATATAAAATAAAAGATAAAGAAACAGGCGGTAAACCAACAATGTTAGGAGAACCACTAAGATTTGATTATAATAGTGGATTAGGTTTTACTATTGGTGGTAATAACGTACTAAAACAAAAACAATGAGATATAAATATGAAGATATAGAAAAGTTTTTAGAGTTTAAAACTTGGACTAACAAAGATAAAATAGATAAACTATTAGAAATAGATTGTAGTTTATATGCACACTTAGGGACTGATTCAACTAAAGCAGAGAAAGAAGAAGTTAAAAGAAGAAGCATAGATATATACAGAACAATAAAAACATTAGATAAAAAAATGGGTGATTTATTTTTATACTCAGAAGATTTAAAACAATGAATGTACTTGAGCTTTTTGCTGGTAGTAGATCAATAGGTAAAGTTGCAGAAGAACTTCAATACAATGTTTTTTCAGTAGATGTAAAATCTTTTAATAAAATAGATTTAGTAAAAGACATAGAATACTTAACAAAAGAAGATATACCATTTCAACCAGATATAATATGGGCATCTCCACCTTGTACCACTTATTCAATAGCTGCTATATCACACCATAGAAATATGGGAAAACCTAAAACAGATTTTGCAGCAAAAAGTGATAGATTAGTATTAAATACTTTAAAAATAATTCAAGAGTTTGATTGCACTTATTACATTGAAAACCCAAGAGGTTATTTAAGAAAGATGTATTTTATGCTTGGTATTCCTAAAACTACTGTTTGGTATTGTCGCTATGGTGATAGTAGAGCAAAACCTACAGATATATGGTCAAATAATATAGCTAACCTATTTAATCCTAATGGATGGATGCCAAGACATAAATGTTTTAATGGTAATAAAAATTGCCACCACGAAGAAGCACCAAGAGGATCCAAGACAGGAACTCAAGGATTAAAAGATAATTATGAAAGAAGTAAAATACCTTATGAATTATGTAAAGAAATATTAAAACAATGAATGATTTAGATTATACAATAACAAAGAACAAATTAGAGATATTACTTTTAAAAGCACAAGAAGGTTTAAAGGTAGGTAAAGTAACACAAAGCAAATTAGACGCGGTAGAAACGTTGCAAAGTAGCTTAAAATGTATGTTAGAGCTGAGGTATACAGTTGATGAACTAAATAAAAAACAAAGTTTGTTAACAATGCAAAATGTAAAAGCATACAAAGAAACTGTAGAACTTAAGAAAAAATTTAATACTTTTAAAAAATAAACTATAAATTATGTATATAACAATATTATTAACAGCAACACATTTAACTTGTTTTGTAATAGGTATAATAGTAACACACATCATTGAAAAAAGATTTAAATAAAAAGAAACGAACGCTTAATGAGTACAGACAAACAAAGGACTCGTACTATATTAGCCCTGATAGCCCTGTTGAGTATAACATTGCTTTATTGTGTAGGATATATCCTAATGATGCCGAGTTAGGTGCTAAAATTAGAAAACACTTTGAAAAGATATGAGTTTAAATGCAAATCAAAAAGGTAAAAGATTCGAGCTAAAAATTGCAAAAGATCTTGCAAAGAAGTTTGATACCAATATTAGAAGAACACCCAACTCTGGTGGCCTCAGTTTTAAAGGAGACATTTTAACAACAAGCGGTATTCTATCTGAGTATAGCTGGGAATGCAAGAACCAAGAGAAATTAAATATCTGGAAAGCATTAGAACAAAGCAAAGGAGATGCAAGAGGTACATTAAAAACGCCTGTAGTTGTATTTACTAAAAACTTTGAAGATGATTACATTGCTTTGCAATATGATGATTTTGTTAATATACTTCTTGAATTAGATGAGTACAGAAATAGATAATATACTACACATTCTAATAAGAGATGAAAAAACTTGGCTCAATATGGCCGAAGAAATAAGTAGCAGTAGCAAAGTACCAGCAAAAGATTTATTACACGACTTTTATATTGCTTTACATAGTAAAATAGATAGTAAAAAAGTAAAAATCAATGACATTCTGTATAACGATTCACTTAATAAAGCGTTTATATATAAGATGATGCACAATATTTTTATTGATACAATAAGAAATGATAAAGATATTTTAATTGATAAAGAACTAAAAAACATTATAGAAGCAGATAACGAACCATATATTGATATTGAAAAAGTAGTTGATGAAATAGTAAATGAGTTTTACTGGTTCGATAGAAAGTTATTTAACTTATACAGAAAGAAATTCCACAGTATAAGAAAACTATCCGCAGCAACTAATATATCACACGTAGTTGTATGGAGAACTATAAACAATTGTATTAAAGAAATTAAAAAAAAAATTAATGAAAAGTAAAGGGTTAGGTGATACAGTAGAAAAGATTACAAAAGCCACAGGTATAAAGAAAGCAACTGATTGGATATTTGATAAGTTAGGTAAAGATTGCGGATGCGATGCAAGAAAGAAAAAGCTAAACAAATTATTTCCATACAAAGTAGAATGCCTCAACGAAGAAGAGTATATGTACTTAAAAGGTTTCTTTAACATTAATAAAAACATAGTAAACAACATAGAACAAAAAGAACTATTAAAAATACACAATAGAGTATTTAATACTAACAAACAAAGCTCAAGTTGTGGTAGTTGTGTGAAAGGTTTAGTTGATACTATGAAGAGATTATATAATGAATATGAATATGAACGAGAAAGCAAAAGCAATTGAAAGAAAGCTATTAATGTTTTTAAAGAAATACAGTGAAAATACAGTGAAAAATGTCAAGAGAAAAAAACTTAAAAAGTTGGACTAAAGGTCAAAGCGGTAATCCTAAAGGTAAACCAAAGGGTTCAAAAAATAGAAGCACAATAATCAAAGAGATACTTAGCTTAATGGTTAAGAAAGTTGATGCAGATGGTAAACCAGTATGGCAAAGTAAAGAGTATTTAATGGTTGAGGCATTAGTTAATAAAGCTATTGATAAAGGTGATGTAAATGCTTTTAATGCTATATACAATAATTTGTATGGTAACTTAAAAGATACTGTTGATGTAAACACTACTGAAGAAGTTAACTTTGATTTTAGAGAAGTAATTGGAAGAATTAAATCTCAATAAAAAATATTTAGTATTTAAAGAATCATTTGCAAGGTACTTTATTGTAACTGGTGGTCGTGGTTCTGGTAAATCATTTGCTGTTAACTCTGTACTGTTACTACTAACTTACCAAGCTAATCACACAATATTATTTACACGTTACACATTAAGAGCTGCTGGCATTTCAATCATACCTGAGTTTATAGAGAAGTTAGAACTGTTAGGAGTTATACATCAATTTAAAATAACAAAGGATGAAATAATAAATAAAGGTAATGGTAGTAAGATAATATTTCGTGGTATTAAAACAAGTTCAGGAGATCAAACTGCAAATCTTAAATCTTTACAAGGTATTACTACTTGGGTAATGGATGAGGCAGAAGAACTTAATGACGAAGATATATTTGATAAAATAGATTTAAGTGTTCGTAATAAAATACAAGAGAATAGAGTTATATTAATACTTAATCCAACAACCAAAGAACATTTCATTTATAAGCGTTGGTTTGAAGATAGAGGAGTTTCTGCTGGTAGTAATTTAACTAAAGAAGATACTACCTATATTCACACAACATACTTAGATAATATAGATAACCTTTCAGAAAGTTATATTAAGCAGATAGAAACAATGAAGGTAAGAAGGCCAAACAGATACAAGCATACTATTGAAGGTGCTTGGCTGGACAAAGCTGAAGGTGTTATATTTACTGATTGGAGTATAGGAGAATTTAAACAAGTAGGTAAAGTTGTTTATGGTCAAGATTATGGTTTTAGCAATGATCCAAGTACATTAGTTAAAACAAGTATAGATAAAGAAAATAAAGTTATCTATATACAACTATGTTTTTATCAAACTAAATTAACTACAAGTGAGATATTACAATTAAATAAAAAGTTTGCAGCAGATGATTTAATAGTAGGTGATTCAGCAGAACCAAGATTAATAACAGAACTCAGCAGAGATTGTAATGTTGTGCCAGCAATCAAAGGTCAAGGTTCAATAACATTTGGTATTAGTTTATTACAAGATTATGATTTAGTAATAACTGAAGATAGTACAGAATTAATAAAAGAGTTGAATAATTATTGTTGGTTAGAAAAGAAATCACAAACACCAGTAGATAATTTTAATCACGCTATTGATGCATTAAGATATGCAGTTAGCTACCAATTGCAGAACCCAAACTTAGGAGAATATCACATTTATTGAAGCGGTGCTTAAGCCACCCTCAAGCATTTAGATAAGATAAGAAAAGATAAGATATATAAAAAAAATAAAAAAAAGTTTAAAAAAGTTTTGTAGTTTATAAATATATTTATATATTAGCATTGTAATTAATTAAAACCAAAACAAAATGAAATTAGTAAAAGAACATAGCAGATTAACTCAAATAAAAAAAGGTAATAAGATTATATTTAAAGTTTTACAATCGAAAAGTGGTAAAAATTTTCATAGTATGTGTAAAAGCGGTTTAGGTATAGTTTCTTATTGTAATTCTTTTGAAGAATGTATAGAAAGAACATTTGAAAAATTACATATTATAAACGAAGATTTTAAAAATAGATTAATAACATTATAAATAATAAAATACCAAGAGGCAGCCGATTTATTAGCGTAAGTCCTCAGAAATTAAAGAGCTACTGTAAAAGGTAGCTTTTTTTTATTATATTTGAAATAAGCAAATTATAGCCAATGTTAATTTGCGTTTTGGTTAAAGTAGGTATTTGCAAAAGAGCATTGCCTACTTTTTTTTATATTTGTATATAACGATTCACTAATTAAAACGTTTATATATAAATGAAGCTAACTATTAATATACCAGAAACTCTTAATGAAGTTACTTTAAAGCAATACCAAAAGTGGTTAAAGATTGCTGAGGGCAAAGAACTGGATTCGTTTCTACAACAAAAGATGGTAGAGATATTTTGTAATATACCACTTAAACAAGTATTACAAATTAAAGCATCTGATATAAACAACATCTGCGAAGAACTTACAAAACTATTTAATAATGAACCTAAATTCATTGATAGGTTTACTTTAAATGATAAAGAGTTTGGTTTTATACCAAAGTTAGATGATATTTCTTTTGGTGAATACGTTGATTTAGATACATACCTTGCAGATTGGGAGCTTATGCACAAAGCAATAGGCGTTTTATATAGGCCAATAACATACAAGAAGAAACAACAGTATTTAATAGAAGAATATGAAAGTTCTGATAAATATGATATGTCAGAAACAACTTTAGATATTGTATTTGGTTCAATTGTTTTTTTTTACAGTTTAAGAAACGAATTACAGAAAACTATCCTGAGTTATTTAGCAACACAACAGGAGATCGAGCTACCTCAGCATCTGCGGGATTCTCTGCAAAGTGGGGCTGGTATCAATCTATCTACGGGCTTACTATGGGGAACATTCTTAAATACAATGAAATTACCAAATCAAAACTACACACCTGTTTGATGCATTTAGCATTTGAAAAAGATAAATATGAATTAGAACAACAGATATTAAAAAGAAGCCAACGATGACAAAGAATGATATATTAGAAGAATTAACAGAACGTAATTTATTAATTGAAAATGAACATATAATTTTAGTTGATGGCTTTGAAGAAGCATTTTTAGGTATTACAGCAAATAATCCAGTACAAGCTATTTATGATTATTGGATATGTTTGGATTTATTAATACAACGTGATAATATGGATTTTGATGATGCTATTGATTCTCTTAATGAATTTATAGAACAAGATTTAGGTAATCATACACCAAGATATATAAAAATAATAT